TTCAAACTCATTGTGGTGGACGAAGCGTCTGGTGTGGCAGACGCGGTTTTCAGACCACTGGAAGGTGGACTCGGTGGCAAGCTCAATCTCGTGCTGATGATCGGGAACGTCACCAAGAACCACGGGTTCTTTTACAACTCCCATTACGGCACCGCACGCAGTACAAACGACACCAACAGTTTCGAGACAACCAACGCCGTCGCGCAAGTCTACACACACCCCGGCGAGTGGATTTGTAAACGGTGGAATGCGGAAGAGAGTGAAAACGTCAACCGCGACCACGTGGCGCGAATGGAGCGCAAATATGGACGAGACTCGAATGCGTTCAGGATACGCGTGCTGGGTCTTCCGCCGAACGCTACTCCAGACGCTCTGGTGCCTTGGGATTGGTTACTCGCTGCTGTTGATCGAGAGCTTATTGCCGCTCCCGATGACCCCCTCGCCATTGGAGTCGATGTGGCGCGATTTGGCGATGACCTCTCGGTTATTTGTGCTGGACACGGGCCTGTGATTGAAGAAATCCACGAATACACCAAACTCGACGGTGTAGACATCGCCGCCTGGACGGAATACCACGTCCACGAACTCCACAAAGAAAACGAGACGTACGGAGTCGGTATCGACATTATCGGCGTCGGCTCATCCGTGTACGACCAGTTGAATCGCTTTACGGCGATTGAGCGATTGTACCCCGTGAATGTCGCAGAAACCGCCTCCGACGAGTCACGGTTCCATTCCTTACGCGACGAAATCCTTTGGAACGTCCGCGAGGAGTTCGAACACGGACTCGTTAAAATTCCGCATCACACCGAGTTGATGCACGAAGCGAATGCGGTGAAGTACGCCATCCTCCCCAACGGGAAGATCAAAATTGAGTCTAAGAAGGAAATGAAAGCACGCGGGATGGCTTCTCCCAATTACCTCGATGCATACGCCATCCAGCGGTACGTCCAGAAGCAACTCACACGCTTTAAGGGGTACGTGCCACGAACACGTAAACGGAAAACCTGCTCCTGGGTGGTGGCGTAATGTTTCAAGTGACGTACCGCAATCTCAACAACTCCATCAACTGGAGGCGCACCCTGCCCGTGTGGTTCGGTATGGTGGCAGAACGCGTCCTGGGGCGAGAGCGTGCGTATAAATGGCATTGTTTAACGGGGTGGCGGTAACGCATGGCATTCGACATTGCAGGACAAAAGGAAGACGCGCAACTCGCCAAACTCGGCACCATTGTCATGGAGGGCACCTCACACCCCATCCGACATGATTGGGTGGAGGATGCGGACCTGTGTTACCAATTCGTGGAGGGCGATCAACTCACCGCCGACGAATTAAAAGTCCTCAAAGACCGCAATCAACCCGACATTGTGTATAACGAGTGCGTCCAAGTCGTGGAACGTACCATCGGGCAGTATACCCGCCAACGGATGCAAAACACCCTCGTGGGGCGTAACACCCCCGTGGACGACGGGTTGGCGAGTGTGTTGAGCGAACTGCACCGGTTCATTGACCAAGACACCGATTACTTATTCGCGGAAAAAGAGGCGGTGCGCGATGGACTCACCGGCGGATTGGGCATCCTCGAATGCGGTGTTGAGAGTGAGACGATGGGCAAACCGCGCATCTTCCTCGATGAGCAAGACCCGTTCACCATCGCTGTTGATCCATTTTGTAGACGATATGATTGGAACGCTCCCCGTGGAGGCGCACGATACATACTTCGATTCCCTTGGTTAGACCTGGATGAAGCAAAAGCGCGGTGGCCAAAGTACGCCTCCAAGTTGGATGCGTGCGTTGGCGGGTCGTTGCCTGCGAAGAATGTGTTCTCGAATCTCGACCCGTCTGTCACACAAGCGTTACAGTTTCAGTTCTTCGACCGCGAACGTCGCCTCATTCGCCCCGTAGAAGTGTGGTTTAAGCAACGCCGACAAGAAGACGTAGTAGTAACGCCGTACGGCGTCCTCGGCGATGAGGTGGACGAGAAGTTGCGGAAACGCGCTCTCAAGCTCATCCCCGGTGCGCGTAAAGCCACTATGATGCGGGATTGCATGTACATGGCGGTAGTGTGTGGGGATGTGCTCATCCAGCCCGCCACGCGCAGCCCGTACAAGAGTAATTTGTTCCCGTTCATCCCCTTTTATTGTCACCGTAAAAAGAATGGACAACCGTACGGCAGGGTGCTGCGCCTCATTGACCCGAACCGCGAAATCAACTCCCGCCGCTCTAAGGCGCTGTACACCCTCAACAATCGCCTCTCCATTTTTGAACGTGGGGCGGTGAACGACACCACCAAACTCGCCGACGAACTTGCACACGCCGATGGGCAAGTGGTGTTGGAGAACGGTAAGTTTGACAAGTTCATGCTGCATCAGAACCAGGACATTGGGCAGGCGAACCTGCAAATGCTCCAGGAAGCGAAGAGTGAACTCCAACATCTTGCAGGAGAAGACTACCTCGCCCCACAAGGTGAGATGCGTTCTGGAGCGGGCGTACAAGCGCAACAACTCCCGTACCACCTCTCTCAAGTCGATATTTTCGACAACCTCCGTCGTACACGCAAAATCAAAACCAACCTCGTTACTTCATACATCCAACAGTTCTTTGACGAGGACATGGTGTTCCAGATCACGGACGACCAGGAGAAGGCAAAGATCGTCACCGTCTCCAAGCAGCAGTTCGCGGACATAAAGAACCGCGTGTTTGACGTGATTGTGAAAGAACAACCCGATTACGCCACTGCCCACGAGGAGTCCTTCGATCAACTCGCCACGGTCCTCCCGCAAGTCGCGCAATACGGCCCTGCGTGGGGGCAAATCTTGGTGATGAACTCGAACCTTCGTGAGAAGGAGAAGACGTTGAAGGTGCTGGAGGACATGTCGAAGGCGGCACCTCCTGCTCCCAAAATGTCCCTCACGCTCAATTGGAGCGAGTTGGACAAGCAGGAGAAGGCAGCATTCGCAAATATGTTTGGTCTCCCCGACCTCGCACAATACGAAGGTCAGCAAGGACGCGGACCCGCACGCGACGATAAAGCACAACTCGAAATCGTCAAGACCCAAATCACTCAGGGTGTGAAGAGCGGCATTGAAGCCTCCAAGCTCCAATTCCAACAAGAAGACGCCCTCGCCACCCACCAACTCGCGCTCCGTGAAATGAACGATGCCCGCGAGATGGCCTTACAGCAACAAACCACTGATACAGGAGCCATGAATGAGTCAAGCGCCAGTCACACAGCCGGTTAAGTATGTGGGATCGAAAGCCGCCATTGAGGTGCAATTCCCCGTGCCATTGCTCAGCAAAAGTGGCGCCAAAGGTTCCCCCATTACCTTCCACCATAACAAACCCGTCCCGCTGACACCAGATCAAGCTTCCCAGTTGTGCAAGACGAGCGGAGAGGTGTTCAAGATGTGCGACGAACAAGGGAAGGTGTGTAAATGAGGCACGCTCTGTTTGTCACACCTGTGTTACTGCTTGCGGCATGTGCGCCTGTCACGACGCTGGTGCCGGATGGGAAGGAGTTTATCGAGTTCACACAAACGCGCCACGTGTTTGAAAGCAACGTGCTCTCCGTAGGACGGTGCCCAAATCCTTCCAACAATAAGTGTCCTGAGGGTACACGTAAAGACATGTACGTGCAGACGGGACCGGGATGGGCGCTTGTGGGGGCGGGCATCCAAACGGCGGGCATTGTGGGTGGGGCGGCGCTGGTGGGGGATGGGCTGAAAAAGTCTAAATCTACCAACACCCAAAGTGTGAATGGCTCTCAAAGCCAAACCAACAAGAATGTGCCAGTCTTCGAGTCACCAGGAAGTGTGGTGAAGTAAATGCCTCGTGAAATACGCATCCCGCACCACATGATCGACAAAGTGGATACCATCACCCCGCACATGGAAGAACGCTTCAAGGATGAAGGGCTCGACCTCCACGTCCATGAAGTGGAGAAGATGCACGATGACTTCAAAAAGGGTGAACGTGTCCTCCAGGTGAAGAACCGCAAGTACGTGTTTCTCAGTTGATACACTAATTTCAGTAATGCAACTCGACCCCCTCATATTGACATAAAACCCGTCCCACTTCGGTGGAGGGTTATTCAAACCGCCATCTCCCCAGAAGGGAAGGCAAGGAGTGCTCATGCCAGACGAACCAAAGCCGAATGCCGCATCTGAGGACCCCAAATCTCTCCAAAATGGTCTGGGCCTCGATACCTTACTCGCAGGCGATAAGCCCATTACGAAACCCTCAAAACCGTCCTCCAAAACTGACAAGGTGGTGGAGAAGGTGGTTGAGGCGAAAGTGGGCAAAACCGAATCAAAACCTGATGCAAAAGGTGATGCGGAGAAGGAACCGGACGATCTGGCAACGCTCTCCAAACGGCTCAAGGATACTCGCGATTACGCCACGAAGGTGGACCAAAAGAACAAAGACCTCGAACGTTCTCATGCGTCCCTTTTGAAAGAGTTGGAAACGGTGAAAGCGCGTCTCGATGGGACGTACGTGGAACCGCCCCAACTCGACCAGAAGCAGCAAACCGAGATTGAGAAGTTCAAAGCCCGCGTCGAAGCCGACAATGCTGCCGTCATGGAGCAATACGGTGTGGACACGGTGCAGAAACTCATCTGGGAGAATGACAGCCCGTATATGAAACTCGAAGCTGGAGACCCCTCTGTCCTCGCCCGTATGCAGAGCGCGAAACGCCCTGTAATGGAGGCGATGAAGATTGTGGAGGAACACCAGTTCTTTGAGAAGTACGGACGGGACCCTTTGAAGATTAAGGACGCCATCATTGCAGAAGCGCGGGAGGAATTGATTGCTGAACTGAAGCAGGAACTTAAAGGAAAGCCGATTGAAACGGTCAACAACCTTTCCGGTGTGACCGGTGCGCCACGCGAGATAAACCGCGCCACCCCCAAAGTGGGCGCGATTCCCGACTTGGCGAAGGTCTTTCCGACGTTCCATTCCACCACCCCTTCGTAAAGGACACAGGCAGTTATGCCGTATACAGAAATTCTCACCTCGCATGGTCTCACGGAAGAACAATGGGATCGGCAGATCAATTCAGAATACTTGAGTTCGTTGCAGCTCAAGAACTTCATGGGGTCCACGACGATGGCCCCCATCCAAGTGAAAATGGACCTGTCCAAAGACGCAGGCGACGCCGTGACTATCGGCATTCGCTCGCAGTTGATCGGTGGACGGGTCGATGGGCGGAATAAAGCGCGTGGCAATGAAGGCCGCGTAGACTTTTACGCGCAGCGTATCACCATCGATAACGTCCGGCACGTGGAGAAGTTTGAAGACGTGCCCATGAGTCAGAAGCGTGTCGGGTGGGATCTGCTCAACAATGGCCGAGAAGCATTGGTT